TGGGACGTTCGGAGCCCCTACTCCGCTGAGATGGGCAACGCCCTGGCCTACCGCTTCGACCAAAACATCGCAGCGACCATTGCCAAGGCAGCTCGTACCGCCACCAACTTCAACACCGACCTGCCCGGCGGTACCCGGATCAAGATCGTGGCCGCCAGTAAGACCGCCATCACTGGCGCTCAGCTGGCCACTGCTCTGTTCTCCGCTGCCCAGCGGATGGACGAGAACAACCTGCCCGAGATGGATCGTTATTGCGTGCTGGCCCCTGCCGAGTACTACAAACTCGTGCAGACCACCGACGTAATCAACCGGGACTGGGGCGGTGCTGGTGCGTACTCCGACGGCACCGTGCTGAAGGTTGCTGGTATCACCATCCTGAAGTCGAACCAACTTCCCACCACCAACCGCTCTGCGGCCACTGGTGAGAACAACGACTACGCCGCCAACTTCACCGACTCCGTCGCGCTTGCTTTCAACAAGCAAGCCGTCGGCACCGTGAAGCTGATGGATCTCAAGATGGAGCAAACCGGCGCTGACGTGCACGCTCTGTGGCAAGGCACCTTCATGGTTGCCTCCATGGCACTGGGCACCGCCGTCCTTCGCCCCGACTGCGCAATCGAGATCTATACCGCAACCAGCTGAATCACGGCCAATATGGGGGGAGTTTCGGTTCCCCCCTTTTTTTCTTAGGGCTTTGCCATGACACTTGCACGCACCACGTTTCTGGAAGCCGTGAACCGGGTGCTGCAGATGCTCGGCGAGGCACCAGTGAACAGTCTTGAGGGTCAGTTTGGCTTGGCGCAACAGGCGCAAGACGCGATCAACGACGTCTCCCGCAAGATCCAGACAGAGGGGTGGTCGTTCAACACGGACTACGAACGCCTATTGATGCGGGACGCCGTGACCAATGAGATCAGCGTGGGGACCAACGTCAGCCGGGTCCGTGTCGACATGTACTCGTACCCCAGCATCGACGTCGTGCTGAGAGGGGACAGGCTTTACGACCGGCGAGCTGGCAGCTACCAATTCGACGAGGACTTGTACGCCGACGTCACGTACATCCTGGAGTGGGACGAGGTGCCGGAGTACGCCCACCAATACTTCACGATCAAGGCTGGTCGCCAGTTACAAGAAGCGATCTTGGGATCAGCGGACCTGTCGCGCATCAACGCTGCTGCTGAGGCTGAAGCCCACAGCTTGTTCCTGGAGGAAGAGACGACTCGTGGCGAGCACAGCTGGCTGCGTGGCAATGCAAACCACACGGATGTTTTCATGACGTACAAGCCAGCCTGGGCCTTGCGCCGCTAAGTCATGCCACTGATCAGTAGCTCCATACCCAACCTGATCAACGGGGTCAGCCAGCAACCAGCAGCGCTGCGGCTGGCGTCACAGTGCGAGCAGATGGTCAACTGCATGCCCAGCCCAGTGGAAGGGTTGAAGAAGAGACCGCCGGCACAACACTTGGCCAAGTTGTTCTCGGGCTCGGCTGGCTCCGTCCGTCCCTTCACGACCATCGTGGACCGAGACGGGACCATCAAGTATCTGGTCTTGATCTTGGACAACGACGTGAAAGTTTTTGGTCTGGATGGATCCGTCAAGACGGTGGCCAAGCCTGACGGCACGTCGTATCTGGACATTACTGGCGAACCAAGCTCCGCGTTCCGGGTTGCATCGGTGGCTGATTACACGTTCATCGTGAATCGGGAAAAGACAGTGGCCATGTCAGCCACGACGTCACCCACTTGGGGCACCAAATCCATGGTGTTCATCAAGTCAGCTGAGTACGCCACCACGTACAGCATCACCGTCAACTCCACCACGGTCTCGTACACAACCTTGCCAGCTGGTGGCAAGCGCTTGTCTGCCACGTACAGCAGGGCCTCCAACACGGTCACGGTGACTGCCACGGCCCATGGCCTGGCCACTGGCAACCAGGTGGACATGAGCTTCCAAAGTGGCTCTGGCACTGCAGGCACTTTTGCGATCACGGTGACGGGTGCCAACACGTTCACGTACACGGACCCCGTCGGTGGCACGACGTCTGGTAACTGCACCGTCGTTTTTGAACCGAACTACAGCCCGAGCACTGTTGAGATTGCATCGGCCCTGCACACGGCATTGTCCACAGCCCTTGGCGCCGGCTGGACCATCATCAATGGCGTCGGCCATTACATCGTGCGGATCACCAAGAACGACGGCACTGACTACACCCTGAGTTCAACGGATACCAAGACCGGCTTGGCTACTCAAACCATTAAGGGCACGGTTGACGCCATCTCTGATCTGCCCATTACCGCTGAGCACGGGTTCATTGTCAAAGTTGCAGGTGCGGCAGCCACCGGAGCCGACGACTACTACGTGAAGTTTGTGGCCAACACTGGCTCTGGCTTTGCTCACGGCATCTGGCAGGAGACCGTGGCCCCTGGCATCCAGTACCTGTTTGACGCGACCACCATGCCTCACGTGCTGGTACGCGAGAGCGACGGGACCTTTACGTTTCGGAAGTTCACCTGGTCTGGTCGGGTGGCTGGCGATGCGTTGACTGCGCCAAGCCCCAGCTTTGTTGGGTCCAAGATCCAGAACGTCAATTTGTTCCGCAACCGGCTGGTGTTGTTGGCTGACGAGAACGTCATCACGTCTGCTGCTGATGCCTACGACAGGTTCTGGCCTGAGTCTGTGCAAACCGTTGTCGATTCGGATCCCATTGACCTGAGTGCCGGCAGTCGCAAGATCAATTTTCTGATGTCGACCCTGGCGTTTGCCGATGTGCTGTTGATCTTTAGCCGCCACGGTCAGTTCCGCCTGAGCAGCGGCGCTTCAACATCTGGATCGCTGACGCCCAAGACAGCCGCCATTACCCAGGTCACAGCCTTTGAGATGGGCGACGTCGTGGATCCCGTGATCGTGGGTCGCACCATGTATTTTGCTGTGCCCAAGGGCGAGTACAACGGGCTCCGGGAGTTCTTTTTGCCGGATGCGTCGGGCCCGGTGCCGACATCGGAGGAAGTGACGTCGTCGGTACCTCGGTTCCTGCCCAGCAACCTATGCAACCTTGCAGCCACAGCAGCAGAGGAGGCGGTCTTTGCTGTGTCCAAGGACCAGCCAAGGCGGATCTACGTCTACAAGTTTCTGTTTCAGGGCGACAACAAGCTGCAAAGCGCCTGGAGCTACTGGGAAACCAATGGTGGCAAAAGCATTATTGGCGTGGACCTGGTCGACAGCGACTTGTACGCCGTGGTCCAGTATTCCGATGGTGTCTATCTAGAGAAAGTTGTGACGCATCCTGAGACCGTGGATGCAGGCACGACGGTGGAGATGTTGTTGGATCGCAAAGTGACGGAAGCCAGTTGCTCTGTGGCCCTAACAACGCCATCTGGTCTCGACGTCCAAAGCACTATCACGCTGCCGTATCCCATCAACACAAGCACCAGCAACATGGCCGTGGTCGGTCGGTTCTACGCCGGCAACACGTTGGCCCATGGCCAAGTCGTTCAAATCCTGTCGTCGACCGCCACTGGTGGCGCTGGCGGCAACGGCACCCTTACGGTCCGGGGTGATCTGACTGGTGCCAAGTTTTTTGTGGGCGAACTGTACGACATGCTGTACGAGTTCAGCACGCAGTACCTGAAGGAACAGCCTCCCGGTGGTGGCATGGCTGTGATTGCAGGGCCCAAGCTCCAGCTCCGCACCTGGACCATGCTGTTCGACAAGTCGTCGTCGTTCAGTGTCAAGGTCACTCCCCGTGGCCGGGACACCATGACGTACCCGTACACCGGGCTTGAGATTGGGGACCAAGAAATCAGCTTGGGCGAGCTGGCCCTCCGGACTTCCAAGTTCCGGGTGCCTGTGATGGCTCAGAACATCGAGGCCAAGATCGAGGTCGTCAGCTCTTCGCCCCTGCCCTGTCGTCTCCAGTCCGCAGAATGGGAAGGTTGGTACCACACCCGAGCTGCACGCCTGTGACGTCTGCGTACACCCGACCCACCAGGGTCGCCGATATTCCGTACGTGGCGGAGTTCATGCGGGAAGAGGACGTTGCAGAAGTACGTGCGTACTCGGGGCACACACCACAGGAGTCGTTGCTCCACAGCTTCTTCACCGGTGATCCCTGCATGACCATGATCGGCAGGGACGGCAGGCCCATGGGCATGTGGGGCGTCGTGCCACAAGACAAGGGCCTGGGCACCATCTGGATGCTGTGCACCGACGACCTGGTCCGGGACCGACTCAACTCCATGCGGTTCCTGAGAGAGGCTCGAACCCACCTCGATCGGGTTCAACTCCGCTACCGGGTCCTTTTCAATCTCGCAGATGCCCGTAACGTGGTACATATCAAATGGTTGCGGTGGATGGGGTTTACCTTCATCTCGTCGCATTCCAATTTTGGAACAGAGGGTCGGCTGTTCCATGAGTTCGTGAGGATCTAGGGCTATGTGCGATCCGGTTTCCATCACCCTTGGTGTCATCAGCGCTGGTCTCGGCATCGGCCAAGCGGTCACTGGTGCTCAGGCCGCCCAGGAACAGGTGTCGTTTGCCAACGCCCAGGCCCAGCAGAACTTCACATTTCAACAAATGCAGGCCAGCTCTGCTCGGAACTTCGAGCAGATGAAGGCCAACCAGCAAGACGAGCTGATGCGGATGAATCGGTTGATGGCGGACAACGCTTACGCCAACGACATTGCGGCACTGAATGCCAGGCTGTCGCAGGAGCAGGCAGCCGCCAGCCAGGAGCAACAGAAGGGTGCGATTGCCGGAGCCAAGGCCAGGGGCGAAGTCATTGCCTCTGGCCGCCTGGGCAACTCGGTCGACAACCTGGTTGCAGACTTTTACCGACAGCAGGCGCAGTTCGACTTTGCCACCAGTCAGAACTTGGCGTTTACTGGCACGCAGATTCAACTGCAGAAACAAGGGGCCGCGGCCGAGCGTGGGTCCCGGATTGGCAGCCAACAGGCGTACATCAAGCAACCAGTCCTGGATCCCTTGGAGCCCATTTACCAAGCGAAGCCAAGCATGACGCCGTTCTTGCTGCAGGGCGCCAGTGCCATCGTCAGTGGCGTTGGCACTGGCATAAACACCGCTGGCTCAATCAACAAAGCCGGCTACACCTACAAAGGTGGCAAGTACACCAAGACCGGATAACCCATGGCACGTCTCTCCACCGGTCAGGCCTACGGCGACGTCAGTCGTGCAACGGCGGCACGCCTCTTGGGAGGAATCCCAACGGATTCATTTGCTGGCGCCTTGGCGCAAGGTTCGATCACGACGCCGTCATTGGCCCCAAAGGCTGCGCCTGTTGAAACATTCCAGCAGACAGGGGCTCCAACACTTGGTGGCGCTCCCAAGTTCTTTGCTCCGCCGGACCTGCCGAACCCTGGTTCCGACCTGGCAAATCTGGCCCGGAGCCTTGGCGGGTTCAGCGCAACGCTGCAGAATTTCAGCGAATCAGTGCTTTCCAATCAACAAGCTGTCGACAAGCAGCGGGAACTGGAGGCCACAGCTCTTGTCGGTCAGACCAGCAGGTACGGCCCCGCCCGCAGCATTGCTGACCTAGCGGCCAACCTTGAGAAAACGGTGGCCCTGGGCGGCCCTGGCGCTGTTGATGCTTCTCGGATGTTGCAGGTTGTCCGAGAGAAACAGAACTCCTCGGTCGGCAAATACTGGCTTGAGCGTTCCATCGAGAACTACTCGGTCCAAAGCGCAGCCCTTGGGCTGCCAGACAAACTTGCGAACACAAGCACCATCAAGGTTGCCGGCAAGGACGTTGAGCTCAATTCCCTGCCGTCTGACGACCCCAGGTACCGGGCGCATCGGGATCAACTGCTGTTTGGTGGCGCACAAATGTCGCCCCAGGGCTACGTCAAAAACCAAGGCATCATTCTCCAGGCCCAGCTCCAGGCCGATGAAGCCCAGCGCAAGCGCTACAACACGGCCCAGGGCGCCAAGGTTGCTGGCCAGATCTCTGTCGACGTGAGAGCCAGTGCCCAGCAATACGTGGGCATCTACAAGACGGGCGCAGCAGAGGCTGCCAATGCAGCTGCGATCACCAGCCTTCAGAGCGGCCTCGACAAGATCAAGTTGCTGCCGCTGACCCAAGAGCAGCAAGCGGATCAGATCAACAAGTACGCAGAGCGCTGGGCCTCAGAGGTGGTCGTGTCCGTCAAGCAGGCCGGTGGCTCCATCTCGGACATGCGGGCCATGCTCGAGCCCTTGCGTTACGTGATGACAGGACCCGTCGAAGAGCGGCGAAAGAAGGACGGCTCCCGCAACGACGCGCTGCTGCTGTACAACACCCTTGGGGGTGAGGCCTACTTCGACCAGGTGGTGTCGAAGGCGAACGCCAGCCAGATTCAGGACAACACCCAGCGGGCCCAAATGGCTGGCATTGCTGAACAGCAGGCCTACGACACCAGGCTGCGGACAGCACTGCCTGAAGGTCGTCGCTCCAATCCCGCTGCCATCAAGAGTTTTTTCCAGTCCGAGCGAGAACGTGCAGCAATGGAGCCCGATGGGATCCTGCGGGCCGCCAAATACTCACAGCTGGATGCGTCCGAACGCCAGTTGACTGAGACCTACATCAAGCCGGTGCAGGAGCAGCGGGCTCTTTGGTATGCCCAGCAGCTGGCCAAGACAGGTACCGACGAGGCTGCACGCAACCGGGTTGCGGCTCAGCTCCAGGCTGATCTAGCCGCAGGCGTCGTCACGAGCGCAACTGCCACCAGCATTCAAACGACACTGTCGGCCCAAGGCTCCAAGGAGGTGAAGAGCTACGACAAGGACATCAACAAGCGCATCGACACCTTGACCAAGGAGTGGGAGGCGTACAGCGGCAGCCCTAATTCGTACGGTGGCTCCACTGTTGCCGGGTATGAGTCGACGGCCCTGTACAAGGCACGGGACGAGGCGCGTCGCAAGTCTCAGGACACCGTGTACCAGGCCATCAAAGAAGGTCGGGATCCGATGGAGGCCTTGAACAAACTGTGGACCAACAGCAACTTTGGGCTCCGGCGTCGTGAGGAAGTGGGTGGCGTCCAGGCCCCCATGTACATCAACGGCGCCCAGTTGATTCAGAGGAACACTGGCAACTGGAGCCGCAGTTCCATCGATTCCCGGTCCGCTAACAACTTGAGGGGCCAGGCCAAGATCCGCCCGCTGTACAACGCCGATGCTTTTGCCACCGACGTCGATGCTTTCCTGAATGGGGCCCCCAGCCAAAACTTCCGGACGTTGATGAAAACGTTGACGACAGGGCCTGGTGGCCAGAAGCCATCCGAGGTGATCCTCAACCAGTTTCGGCTCCAGGGCATTGAGGTGCCAGAAGATCAGCGCCAACGGATCCAGGCCCTGGACGGCCAAAAGATCTCAGCGGCACCGGCCCGTCGTCGTCAAAGTCCCCAGCAAAACCAGGCCCTGACTGGTGTTCAGATTGTTGGCAGAGCACTAAGTGAAGCCCTGGCCCCAGCAGCCCAGGCTCAGACGGCGCCACCAGCCGTGAACATGGCCATGTTCTACGCCAGTCCCACAGCGCCACCTAGGCCACCAGCAACCAAGCAAACTGTTACCCCACAGGCCAGGGTCGATGGGTACATGAAGCGGCTCTCGTACATCGAGACCAGGCTCCGCAACATTCCTAACTCGGAAGGGTCGCCAGCCCGTGGCTATTTCCAGGCGTTCCCAGCGTTTTCGTCTGAGGCGATCTCTGCGTCGGGTGGCATCGATCCACGAGACCCTGATTTCAATAGGGCGTCCAAGGCGACAGCGGCCTGGATCAGGACGTACAACAAGCCAGCATGGGCGGCCATTAGGTCCGGTCGTTACGACGAGGCTGATCGACTCCTGCGTAACACCTGGCCGTCGTTGCCGGGTGGAGACCAATCTCAATCGGTAGCTGTTCAAAGAACCGCTCGCAGGTATCTGCGTTGAAGACTTGGCTCCCTGACGCCAACAGTCCAAACTGATCCCATCGCTAACTGACCGATGCCCATCCAAACCATCCGTGATCCCAAGACCGGGGAGGAGCGTCGGGTTTATGTGTCGTCGGGTGGCATGGGAGACGGGGCTGCGCCTAAGCCCAAGCCGCAACCGTCTGGCGGTGGGTTCATGGGGACATTGAACGACTTCAACCCCATGAAGCAAATCAGTGCTTTGGGCACTGGTGTTCAGGAGTTCATGCGTACCGGGGACATTGGCAAAGGCATTGCAGCTGCGTCGAAAGAAGCTGCGCCGACGACGGCCCTGGGGTCATCGGTCAACAGAACCCTGGTTGCTGGTGGCCAACGGGCAGCAGATGCGGCCAGGTACGAGGTGGACCGGGCCCGCTTGGCACGGGAGCAAGTTGCAGCAGGCACGTCGCCTTACGAGATCAAGGTCCCATCTACCGGCCCTGGCGCTCCTAGCGCCCAGAACGTCCGACTGCCCGAGTGGGCCAACTACGACAACTTGCGGGCCCAACCAAAGAACCCAGTCGAGGACGTCGCCGCCAGCATCGTGGCGTTCGTGCCGTATTTCGCTGTTGCCCGGCAAGCGACAGGTCCGGCTCAGGCCCTGGTCGGCGGATTGCCTGGTGTGTCCAATGTGGCCACTGGCTTTGAGGCGACGACTGCTGGTCTGAAGGCAGCTGGTGGTGCCAAGAAAGTTGCCGGCATCTTTGCTCAGGAAGCTGTATCTGGCGCCGTCCCTAGTGCTGTCGCTACGTACTTTGGTCAGAAGCCCACTGACAAGACGTTGAGCGACGGGCTATACGAAAGAGTCAAGGGCACACCCTTTGAACCCGTCGTGGCCAAGGGCCTGCTGGCCGATCCCAACGACACGGTCGAGCAGGCCCGCATCAAGCAATCGATCAACGACCTGGTGTGGTCGGTGCCACTTGGCGGTGGTCTGGGCACTGGCTTTGCTGGTGTTGGTGCCATGGCTGGTGCCACGAAGCGGGCATTTGCCGACGTCATCCAGAACGTCATCAAGGTCGGCCAGGCTGATGCCGCCGTGAAGAATGCGGCCGAGGCTCCAGCCGCCGCGGCCGTGAGTGTCCCAAGTGCGGGAACTCCGGCGCCGAAGGTGGTGTCCGGCAAGCCTGTTTTCTCGTCTCAGGTGTACCAAGGCCTGCGTCGCCAACCCCTGTGGGAAAAGACTGGCGTTGAGATCCAGGGAACTCTTGAGCCTCAAGTTCCGCAAGCACTGCCGGCTGACTCATACGCCAGCCGCCTGAACTACAGCGACGTCAATCCCGCCGCTGGCCCATTGAACGCCAGCGGCAAGCGGTACGCAGAAGCCCTCGCAGGTCAGGATCAGATTGCAATCGAGGCGACGTCGCAGAAACTTCGGGCCTCGTTCAACAACGCAGCTGCAAAGCTTGGCATCGAGCTTGGCCCCAATGCCGCAAGCCAGTCGTGGTCCATGTGGGACATCGGCAAGCAGCTGTACATGGATGCCAATCCAGCCAAGAGCAACAAGCCGTACGTGCTTGGCAACCCGTTGTCCAACATCCAGGTCCAGGCCGACATCGTCGATCGAATGCTTGGGTTCGAGATGACCAAAGGGATCGACGTCGAAGGCAAGCGCCTGAAGTCTTGGCAACTCACGGAAATGGGTCGCAAGGCCAGGGAGGAGGCAGGTGTCGACCTGGGCCTGGCACCGGACCCTGGCGCCCAGCGCACCATCCCAGCACCTGCAGCACCAGCAAGCCCAGAAGCTGCAGCAGTGGCGCTGCAACAGGCCCAAGCGGAACTCGTGACCAGCACACAGCGCCTGCAGTCCGAGGCCGCCAAGGAGCAGGTGACTGCAGCTGAGGCCGCTGTCGTGCCCCAGGGCCAACTCCCAGGGATGAATCAGCCGGCCTACAGCCAGGTCGCAACTGTCGAGACCGGCTCCGTCGCCTATGCCCCCAAGACGTTCCAGTACAAGGCAGAGGGCCAGACGGCCACCGGTCGCAGTGGATCGCTCGCCGAGGAGAACGTCTACGACCCCCGTTACGGCGGGGTCATCAGCGTCTGGAAGGACACCCAGGGTGAGCTTGGGACGCCGGGCCAGGTGTACGTGGTCAATGGCCACAACCGCCTCGAGCTGGCCAACAGGTCTGGGTTCCCCGTCATCAACGTCCAGTACATCGACGCACCGACAGCAGCTGATGCCCGGATGACCGGGGCCCTGCAGAACATCAAGGACGACAAAGGCACGGCCATTGATGCCGCCAAGATCTTCCGGGACACCGGCATGTCCGTCGAGGACCTGCGTCTCCAGAACGTGAACCTGAACGGCAAGTTGGCCAGCGAGGGTGTAGCCCTCAGCCGCCTCCCTCAGTGGCTGTTTGACAAGACCGCTGTCGGTGACCTGCCCACCGCCAAGGCTGTGGCCCTGGGCTCCGCCGAAGGTATCGACGACGCAATCATCAGCGACGTCGCGAAACAAGCGATCGCTGGCAAATGGTCGGCAGAGAAGATTGTCCAGGCCATGCAAGAGGCCAAGTTCGCGGGCACCAGCACCGGAGGCGACGGTGGCGTGTTGCCTGGGTTTGAAGAAATGTTTAAGACCACCAACGTGGTCGACCTGATCGACATCAGGACCGCTGCGTATCGGCAGCTCTCTGTCGAAATGCGGGCCCTGGCTGCTGCATCCCAAACCAAGAACACCAGCTACCTCGAGGCCGCCGGCAACGCCATCAACGTCGAAGGCAGCCAAGCCGCACGCAAGATGGCAGCCGAAGCCGTCGCTGTCTTCAACCGGGTCACCGCGTACGAAGGTCCAGTTCGCACGATCCTGAATGAGCTTGCGGCACAGATGCCGACAGGCAAGGGCCGGGACAAAGCAGCCACGAACTTGGTGCAGTTCAATTTGCAGCGGTTGCGGGACGCCATTTCTGAGGAGATGAATGGACCCCGCATCATCAAGGAGGAAGCTGCCATCAAGGAGCTCGAGAAGCCTGCGCCAGCACCTGAGGCCCCGGCCACCAAGTTCGCGGACCCGCTCGAGGTCGAGAACCTGGCCGATGCCCGGGACGCATTGGGCCTGCCGCCAACTGCCAACGTGGTCCAGGTCGTGCAGATCGCCAAGCAGGAGGGCTTCGACGGCATCACGTTCACCGGGGAGTTCGGCTTGCCTGGCGGCAAGAAAGAGATCGACTTGAGGGGGTTGCCAGAGGACCGGCCTCCTGAGAACGCCGGCAACCCGGCACCCATCAGCACCACCATCACCCCTGGCTTCACGGCCAAGGACCGGGCCGCGGCCAAGGCCGGTGGCCCCAAGGACGAGAACGAAGCCATTGCCAAGGCTCTTGTGCGACTCGAGTTTGCTGAGGCCGTTGGCAACACAGAGGTTGCGGACAGCCTCAAGACCTGGCTGGGTCGTCGCAACGTCAACGTCGCCGACATCCTGGAGCAATCCATGGCTGCCGCGGCCGCCAGTGACGCTGCGGTTTACCGCAAGGCCGGTGAGTCCATCGGCGCCATGCAGCAGGGGCTGGGTGAGCTTGAGGGCCTAAGCACCCCAATGCCAAAGCTCACCAAGCCGCAACAAGAGATCCTGCGCCTTGTCACCAACGGAGAGGAAATTCTCAACGCAGCCGCCCGACTGCCGGCAATAAACAAGTTGCTCGACTTGGGCCTTATTGATCGCACCGTGATCTATGACGAGCGGACTGGGACGCCATCCGGGTATAAATACTTCCTTAAGGAAAAAGCCACTGACTTCTCGGCAGAGTTGCCCAACCTCAAGGGCTGGCAGAACGTCGAGACGACCACCGGCGGCACAGTGGGCGAAGGGTACACAGGTGCCACGCGCATCACCGATCGCGAAGCCAACGAGCTGGCCCGCATCGCGTTCCAGATCAGTGGCATCACGGACTTCAGGATCCAGGAACGGATCGAGGTCACTTATGGGCCACGCCAGGCCCGGGCATACGGCGACATGGGCCTGGTCGGCCAAAAGGCCGAGATCGCTGGGTCGTACCGGCACGGCAAGGCCATGGCTGACGACACAATCACTGTCGCCATGTCGGCTTACGGGGTGCCGAAATCATTCACGCAGATGATGACGACGACGTACCACGAGTCCATGCACCGCTTGACGCAGTGGTTCTTCACCGCTGCTGAGAACCTGGTGTTGGCCAGATCTGAGAAAGGTCTGAGAGAGATGGCCGCCATGCTGATGGAGGACTCCCTGCAGCCCAACAAAGCCCGGGCGTACCGCGACGGGACCATCAAGATGGGAGAGGTGATCTCTGATGCGTTTGCTGCATACATGCGGGGCATCACCTTGCCAAAGGTTGACCTGCAGGGCTTTGCAAAGCTGAAGAACTACATCGACCAGTCGATCAACTTCATCGTCAGCGGTGGCAAG